CCTTTACTCCTTTAAAGAAAGAAAATTATATGCCAAGTATGGCAAATATTACGGTCAAGAAACATGACAACGTTACAGATATTCTCTGGAGCGCTGTTACCCCATCAGCTGGTGATCGCTCACCTGCCGTGTGGAAATCCAATACCGTGGGCACCGCGGCGTCTCACCGACCCGAACTGCGCATCACGTCCCGTGACAACGGACCTGGTGATGCACGACGAGTCGAGGCGACCGGAATCTACCCGCAAACTGTTACGGGCACAGATGGAAAAATTACAGTTGCTAATAAGCTGCCTTTCAACGCTTCGTTCCTTGTACCGAAAGGTATGCCGGACGTTGACGTCAATGAGGCAGTCAGTCAGTTTTGCCACCTTTTCGCCAGCACGCTGGTTAAAGAAGTTGGTCGAACTGGTTATGCGCCTGGTTAAACAGGTTCTGTAATCATGTCCAAATACTTTCTTCCGACGTATGTCGAGAAAGCTCTGTATGCATTATGCAAAGAGACCGCTAGCCCTGTATCCGACGATGTCGTGAGACATGTACGGAATGGGGCCTGGAGTGACTTGGTCAGTATGACGGTCAATCCATGTAACTACACGGATCCACATGCCTATAAGAAGGATGCGGCGGTAGTGGGCTTGTTGAGAAAGACGGAAGGCATTCCAACCGGTATCGACAAGCGTGCTGCTGCAATAGCAAATTTCTGGAAGGGCGAACATTCGTGTCTGCGCACCAATCTCCGACTCGAGCGATTCCTTCACTCATTCGATCTTAACGATCAGGACGAGCAGGTTTTGACCCACATCCGTGGTGTCCGCAAGATAATCGGTGATATCCTTGGTCCGCTCCCGGCTTACGTCGAGGGCAAATTTGGACCCTGTGCAACATACGGCGATAGGGGTAGTCTCACGACTATACCCGACAAAATGTCTTCTCACCCCTCAATGACTGCTGGTGTTAATCCGTTCCTTTACTTTTGGAATGAGACCTTATGGGCAACCGCCTGTAGGGCATCAGCGAGGATCCCGTTTATGGTATTGGGTAACCGTTTCACGACGGTCCCTAAAGACAGCCTAAAGGATCGCGGTATCTGCATAGAACCGTCCCTCAATCTGTTTTACCAGTTAGCTTTCGGCAATTTGATTCGCCGTCGGCTGAAACGAGCAGGCATAGACCTGCGAAAAGCGCAAGAAATTCACAGGCAGGTTGCCTGTGATGCCTCAATTACGGGGCTATTTGCGACTCTGGATCTCTCAAATGCTAGCGACACCGTGGCATTAGCTTTAGTCAAGCTTTTGCTCCCTACCGCCTGGTTTGAGTGCCTCGAGGCACTCCGATCCGAGCGAACCCAACTTGATGGCAAGTGGGTTAAGCTGGAGAAATTCAGCAGTATGGGTAACGGTTACACGTTTGAGCTGGAAACACTCCTGTTTCTGGCTATCAGCCTTTATGCCTCTCGTCAGACCAACGCTCACGCGAAGGTCGGCGAAGATGTGCATGTTTACGGTGACGACATCATTGTCGTTACTGAGGCTGCTCCAAACGTCATCTCGCTCCTGCGGTTCTTTGGATTCGATCTTAATGAAACCAAAAGTTTTATTACTGGTCCTTTCAGAGAAAGTTGTGGGGGAGA